ACCCCGCTGGGCCAGGCGTATGTCTTGCCTTACAGCAACAAAGGCGTTCTCGAGGCGCAGTTCCAGCTTGGGTACAAGGGCCTGATTGATCTCGCATATCGTTCCGGAGAGGTTGAGGTCATTCAGGCGCATGTTGTCCATGCAAATGACAAATTCGAGTTTGAGTATGGCCTTAATCCCAAGCTTGTGCACAAACCTGCGAGCGCTGACAGGGGCGATCCGGTAAGCGTATATGCAATGTTTAAGACCAAAAGCGGCGGCTTTGGCTTTGAGGTCATGAGCATGGACGATATCCGCAAACACGCTGCAAAGTACAGCAAGGCGTATGGCAGCAGTTTCAGCCCATGGAAAACCAATTTCGACGAAATGGCGAAAAAAACCGTGCTGAAGCGTGTGCTGAAGTATGCGCCGTTGAAGTCCGATTTTGTTCGGGCCGTTGCGCAGGATGATGTCATCAAGAAGAGCGTTTCGGATGATATGTATTCCGTGCCGAATGAAACCATCATCGAAGCAGAAGCTGAAGAAATCAAGGTTGACCCCGAAACCGGCGAAATCGTGGACTGAAAGGAAGGCTTGAAGGATGAACAAAGTGTTTTTGATTGGCCGCCTTGTGGTAGATCCATAAACCCAGCAGACCCAGGCGGGCGGCACGGTTGCCCGGTATCGGTTGGCTGTTGACCGGCAGCGCGGCAAAGACGGCCAGCGCGAAGCGGATTTTATCAACTGTGTCGCCTTTGGGAAAAGCGCTGAATTCGCGTCCAAGTACCTGTACAAGGGAACCAAGATTGCAATCGAAGGCCGGATTTTGACCGGCAGCTACGAAAAAGAAGGCGTAAAGCACTACACCACCGATGTGGTGATTGACCGCCACGAATTCTGCGAAAGCCGTGCCGGAGCAGCATCTGACACGCCCACGCAGTACAGCGCACCGCCTGTACAGACTTTCCCGGCGGTTCCGACCGGCTCTGACGAATTCATGTCTATTGACGACAACGAGGACCTGCCGTTTTGATAGATAACGCTGTAACGGTAACGCTCCCGTTCCGGCTACCCGGCGCAAATGAGTACATCGCCGCTTGCCGCCGGAACCGGTACGCGGGCGGCAAATTAAAAGCCGAGTACACGCAGGCGGTGGCGCTCTACTTTCGGGGGCTTCCACCTGTAACCGAGCCGGTTAAAATCCGCTTTATATGGCATGAGCGGACGCGGCGCAGAGACAAGGACAACGTGGCTTTTGCGAAAAAGTTTGTGTTGGACGGGATGCAAGCCGCGGGATTTTTGCCAAATGATAATAACCGTTGGGTCGTCGGTTTTGAGGACTGTTTCGCCTACGATGGGCGGGACGGAGTGACAGTGGAGGTGACTAAAAATGGATGACAGCATGTGCGAAAAGTGCAAATACAAATATGTTTCGGCTTATTTACTCCCGTGCGTGATGTGCAAATACTCTTTCGTGCGCGGGACGTCCCAGTTCGACAATAGCGCAAGTTTCTTTGAGCCGGCAAACGCAGAAGATGCAGAGCGAGGAGAGATTGACCACCCTGCCCACTATGCGGGCAAGATTGAGTGCATCGACGCACTGCTTGAGACGATGGGACGGGATGACGTGCGGGCGTTTTGCCTGTGCAACGCATTCAAGTACCTTTGGCGGTGCAAAAAGAAGCACGAGACGCCCGAAGAGGACGTGGAGAAAGCGGTTTGGTACTTGCAAAAGTACCTCGAACTGGGAGGCGACTTATGAATCCGAGATTTTGGGTGAGCTGGTGGCACCTTGGCAGCCTCAAGAAGGCCCGTTTTGATACCGCCGTAGAGAGAGCCGCCTTTGTGCAAACGTGGCTCAGAGACGGCAAACCGACGCTGTGGGAGACCAATTCGCGGGGTCAGAGGATTATCAGGAGGACAAGGAAATGAAGGTGTTGATTGCATGTGAGGAATCGCAAACGGTGTGTAAAGCCTTCCGGGAGCGCGGGCATGAGGCTTACAGCTGCGACATTCAGCCGCCGTCTGGCGGCCACCCAGAGTGGCATGTACAGGGCGATGCGCTCAAACTGTTACGAGGGGGTGAGTTTGAGACGATGGACGGACAAAAGCACTTTGTGGATAAGTGGGATTTGCTGATCGCACACCCACCCTGCACCTACCTGACAAATGCCGGTGCTGTCCGCATGCGTGTTAAGGGCGAAATCGTTCAGGAGCGCTTTCAAAAGGCCATGGAAGCAAAAGAGTTTTTCCTACACTTTTTCAATGCTCCTATTCCTCACATTGCTGTTGAAAACCCAACACCCATGAAAATTGTAGGCTTGCCGCCGTATACACAGGCAATTCAGCCATACGAGTACGGACACCCCTACAGCAAACGCACCTGCCTATGGCTGAAAAATCTTCCACCTTTACAGCCGACCAAGATCCTTGCCTCGCATGAGCCATACGTCAACGGCGGCTGCAAAGATGCCCATGGAAACTATCGCAAATTCCAGGGCCGAAAAGAACGCGACCCTAAAACACGTGCCAAAACATTTCCGGGCATTGCCGCCGCTATGGCGGAGCAATGGGGAGCATTGGACAAGGAGGACTAAATGGCAAAATACGTTGACGCACAGGCCCTGCGGGACTGGCTGAAGCACATCCCGTTAAAAGACTTATCCGATGGACAGGGGCTGTGCCGGGTTATCATGGAGGATGACTTCAAATCGGCGATTAGTTTTCTGCCCGAAAGTGCGGTCGCGGACATGGTTCCGGTGGTGCGCTGCAAGGATTGCAGGTATAGCCGCCCGCGAATAGCAGCCGAGAAAGAAGTTTTGCGCGAAAACGTGGTGATTTGCACAGCTATTAGCAGTGAATATTTTACCAAGTGGGAGGATGATTTTTGCAGCGAAGGTGTACGCAAGGAGGCGTCTAATGGCGGCGATACTGAGTAAAGCCCTGACGGCGCTTGTGGTGCTCATTGCGGTGCCAATTGCGCTGGCAGAATTATGCATTATTGTTGTAGGCTTGTGGACGCTGTTCCACTGGCCGAAGGGAGGCTGGCACAATGATTAAAATTGAGAACACCGAGGTTATGGGTTGGGAGCACGCCATTCGTGGTATGCGGAACCCGCTCAACAGCTGGGACAAAATGGACAGTCGTGATTGCCCTTGCCATGATGGCCTGGACTATAATTGTCTTCTAGTAAAGGGCATCCCTGAACCGGCGATTGAATGCAAGGAAGCCCTCGAAAAATCTGCTTTTTGCGTGGGCGCGAACGACTATGATTTGATGATGCGCCTTGCCGAAGCTGGCCCGGAACACGCGAAATACCGTCGCATGATCGTGGTTTATGCGGATGTGACGGCCCCACTGTACTGGTGGAAGGAGTACGACACTTACAAGGTCGGCACGGTGGCGAACTCGTGCAGCACCATGCACAAGATCCACTCAAAGCAGTTTGAGCTTGCCGATTTCAGCCACGAGCATTTGACTATCGTAAGCTCGATTGCACTGAAAGAGGTGATTTACAATCTCAACTACTGGCGGGCGCAGTATGACCTGGCCTATACCGATAAGCAGCGCAAAGAGTGCTGGTGGCAGCTTATTCAGCTGCTGCCGAGCAGCTACAATCAGCGGCGCACGCTCATGCTGAACTACGAGGTGCTTGCAAACATCTACAAGCAGCGCAAAAGCCACAAACTTGACGAGTGGCGGGAGTTTTGCAAGTGGATTGAGCAGCTGCCTTACAGCGAGCTGATTACCGGGAAGGAGGCGGAAACGGATGAATGAGCCGATCATCAACCCGTGGGTTTTCTATCTGATCAGTTTGTGCGACAAGGTTTCTGTGGCGAGCACAGTGGTTGCCTTGTTTCTTGTAGTGCTGGCCGTGCTTCTGACAATCGGTATAGTCACTGATGGTGATCCGGACGACAAGAGCCTTCGCAAAATGGTGGTGATCCTGTATGCCGTCGCCGTCGTGTCTGCTCTGCTGGCCGTCTTTGTCCCCTCCGGCACTACGGTCACTGCAATGGTGGCGGCGAACAACATCACGCCCGAAACGGTGGCAGCTGTGGGGCAGACGGTCACGGAGGCCGCCGAAGCGATCACTCAAGTTATCGTCCAAACGATCAAGGAGGTGCGATGATGGATGATTACATCACTTTTGCCCAGCTTGCGGACGCTCTGCGGCGCTGCGGGAAGGCCCGCACGGTGGACGACTGCAAGGGGTGCGCTTACTATCGGGGGCCGAACCCTGAGCTGTGCATCCCAGAAATGACCGAGCGGGCCGCGCAGGTGATTGAGCTTTTTGCGGCGGAACCGCGGGAAGGAGGTTGATAAAATGGCCGAAACAGGCGGAAAAAGGTATTACTGGCTTAAACTGCAAGACGACTTTTTTAAGAGCAAACGTATTAAAAAATTGCGCAAAATTGCCGGTGGCGACACATACACCATCATCTATCTCAAAATGCAGCTTTTGGCCATGAAAAACAACGGTATGTTGGAGTATACCGGCCTTGAATCAACCTTTGCCGAAGAGCTGGCGCTCGATCTGGACGAAGAACCTGAAAATGTCAGCGTAACGATAAATTTTCTCTTGTCGTGCGGCCTCTTGGAGACTAACGATAACGTGGAATATTTTGTACCGTATGCAGTGGCAAACACTGGGAGCGAAACGTCGTCTACAAAGCGAGTAAGAGATTTTCGGGCGCGAAAAGCGTTACAATGTAACGCTGATGTAACGCCCGCGAAACGGGATGTAACGCCGATGAAACAAAACTGTAACGGAGAGAAAGAGATAGAGAAAGAGATAGAGACAGAGATAGATAATATATATACTCCGGTTGTGACCTACTTAAACGCAAAAGCTGGCACAAAATACAGAGCAAGTAGCTCGAAAACGCAGAAGGTTATCCATGCTAGAGTAGCCGAAGGCTTTACGCTGGAGGACTTTATGACAGTGATCGACAAAAAGACGGCTGAGTGGATGGGCACCGAGTGGGAGAAGTTTCTACGGCCGGAAACGCTGTTTGGGCCGAAGTTTGAGAGCTACCTGAACCAAAACACCAGGAAGGGAGGACAAAATGACGGAATGGAAGGAGCTGGCGCTGCCGACGCGTATCAAGTCGGGACGTGGGTTTGAAGCCCTAACCCCGCAGCAGTACGAGGAGCGAAAAGCGAACGTCTACAATGCATCTGCCGGGCATCTGGACGAGGCGGACGGCTACACCTGCGACATTTGCAAAAACCGGGGCTACACGGCCGCAGTAAAGTACAACGAGGCCTTTGGCTACTACTACGAGACGCTTGTGCCGTGCAAGTGCCAGCGGGTGCGGGATGCGCTTCGGCGGCTGCAGACATCCGGGCTGAAAAACGTCGTGAAAGAATTTACATTTGACCGATACGAAGCGGCAGACGAATGGCAGCAGCGGCTGAAAGACAAGGCAATGCAGTTTTGCAAGGACGATGCGCACACCTGGCTTTTTATGGGCGGTCAGAGCGGCGCAGGCAAGACACATCTCTGCACGGCCGTAACGGTTCATTATATCCGCAAAGGCAAAGAGGCGAGATATATGCTGTGGCGGGACGAAATCGCTCAAATTAAGGCCATTGTGACGGACCCAGCGGCATATGCGGCACGGATGGATGCCCTGAAGAAAACCCAGGTGCTGTACATTGACGACCTTTTCAAGGGCGGCCAGGGCGAAGGCGGCCAATTCCGCGCCCCCACAGAGGCCGACATCAAGGCCGCATTTGAGATCATCAACTACAGGTATAACAACCCGGATTTAATCACGATCATCTCGAGCGAGCGCACGATCGGAGAGTTGAGCCAGATCGACGAGGCCATTGCAGGCCGGATTGCAGAGCGATCAAAGGCTGCCGGGTACTGCCTAAGCATCAAACGCGCACAGGGGCGAAACTGGCGGCTGAAAGACATTGAGGAGGTGTGAGCATGACGGCACGGGAGTACGTTGGGCAGCTGGAGCGTATCGACATCCTGATAGCAAGCAAAGCAGCCGAAAAAGCCCGTTGGGAGGCGCTGGCGCTGGACACAGGCGCACGGCAGTCCGGGGACAAGGTCCAGGCAAGCGGGAACCAGCAGAAAATGGCGGGTGCGGTGGAAAGCGCGGTTGACATTGACGCGGAAATCGCAAGCCTGCAGGCACAGCGGCACAAGATCATGAAAACGCTGGAAAAGCTGCAAGTGGATGAATTTTGGATGCTCAATGAGGTATATGGGAAGCACGTCTCCATTGGTCAGGCAGCATGGGAGCGCGGCAAATCTTACAGCTGGGGGCGGACGCTTCACAACCGAGCGATGGAAAGCCTCGAAAAAGTCCTGAATGACTATATAGTTTGATTACATTTGTTTACGAGTTGTTACATACTGCGAAAAATAACGCTAGACAGACGAAAAACAGGGTGTTATAATATAAGCAGTGAAGAAGGAAAGCGCCAGCGGCATAGCCGCCCGGCGCTTTTTTTATCCGGTGGCGTGTGATGTGCCAGCGGACGGAAAGCGTTCTTTGTGCGTTTCGTTTGCGCCCCGTCCGTCAAATAGTGACCTTCCTGCGGCGGTGTACTCGGTGCATCGCCTATGGCGCACACACCGACACCATGCCCTTGCAGGCGGCATTGTGGCCTGCTTTTTACGTGCTTTGTGAGGCTGGTACCCAAATCAAAGCTAAAGGTTTTGTTCCCCGTGCCGTGTGGCGGGGAAGTTCACACGGGCGACCCTACACGCAAAGTAGGAGGGGCGGCAACGCCCCATTATGCCGTCATAGCTCAGTTGGTAGAGCGGCTGCCTTATAAGTAGCATGTCGAAAGCAGCAGATCGAGAGCAGCAGGTCGAGGGTTCAAATCCTTCTGGCGGTGACAAAGCCGATGACCCGTTAAAATATCCCGCCGGTGCGCAAGCGGGAGTTCACGGCAGGCGCTCCCCTCGCGCCTCTTGACAATGCGTACCATGAGGGGCTTTTTTATTGGGCTGTAGCCAAACGGTAAGGCATGGGGCTTTGACCCCCAGATAGCAGGTCCGACACCTGCCAGCCCATCCAATGGGTGAGCCGGGCACAGGATAAGCCCGGAGGGCGGGACGCGCTGCTTTGTGCGGCGCAAAGGGGACAAACAAAAAATCAGCGAAAAGAGGTGACAAAGTATGACGTCAAAAAAGCAACCGACCGGAAGGCCGCCGAAGTACAAAACCCCACAAGAGATGCAAGCCGTGATCGACGCATACTTTGACGCCTGCAAAGGTAAGCCGATTTTGGACAAGACTGGGGAGCCGATGCGGAACAAAAACGGCCATGTGATTTACGACGACCGCAAGCCGCCTACGGTCACAGGGCTGGCTCTGGCACTTGGGTTTACGGGGCGACAAGCGTTGCTTAATTATCAAGCCAAGCCCGCCTTCGTGGACACGGTTACGCGCGCAAAGTCTCGATGCGAAGAGTACGCAGAGGCCAGACTTTACGACAAAGAGGGTTCTGGCGGCGCGCAATTTAGCCTAAAGTCAAACTTCGGATGGAGCGAAAAGCCGGAGCAAGAGACAAGCGAAGGGGTGCAGATTATTGACGACTTGTAAATTATCTGACGTTGTTTCGCCCTGCTTCGCGGACGCACACCGGCAGATCAAGGCAGGGAACGTGCAGGAGCTGCTTGCGAAGGGCGGAAGAGGCAGCACGAAGTCAAGCTATATTAGCATTGAGCTGCTGCTGCAACTGCTGAAACATCCGCAATGTCACGCTGCAGTGTTCCGCCGGGTGGCGAATACTTTACGTACAAGCGTATACGCACAGATTGTCTGGGCTATCAATGAGCTTGGCTTGCACGACTATTTTCGTTGCACAGTGTCCCCTATGGAATGCACCTATTTGCCGACCGGGCAAAAGGTGCTTTTTTTCGGCATGGACGACCCAGGCAAGGTAAAGTCGATCAAAATGCCGTTTGGCTACATCGGCATTGCGTGGTTCGAGGAGCTTGACCAGTTTGACGGTGAAGAGCAAATCCGAAACGTCGAGCAATCCTGCCTGCGCGGTGGTGATTGGTTTATTACCTTCAAGTCATTCAACCCGCCCGCAATGGCCCGCAACTGGGCCAACGGGTACGCCCTGAAAACGCGCGACGGTAAGCTGGTGCATCACAGCACATACAAGACAACGCCCGTTGCGTGGCTTGGCGAGCGCTTCCTGGCGGACGCGGAGTATTTGGAGAAAACCAACGAAACAGCATACCGGCATGAGTACCTGGGAGAAGTTGTCGGCAGCGGAACAGCAGTATTTGAGAATCTGCGCATTGAAAAAATCACCGATGAGCAGATTGCCAGCTTTGATCGCATCAAGCGCGGCGTTGACTGGGGCTGGTACCCTGACCCATGGGCGTACAACGCGATGCACTATGACGCTGCCCGCCGGGTGCTGTACATCTTCGACGAGCTGACGCGGCGCAGGACGGCGAACAGAGACACGGCGCAGCTGCTGCTTGATAGAGGTTTGACGCGAGAGGACAAGGTCTGTGCAGATAGCGCAGAGCCTAAGTCTATCGCGGATTATAACAAGTACGGAGTAAAAACGTTCTCTGCCCGCAAAGGGCCGAAATCGGTCAATTATGGCACAAAATGGCTGCAAAGCCTGGCGGCTATCGTGATTGACCCGGAGCGGTGCCCGGACACGGCGAAAGAGTTTAGCGAGTACGAGTACGAGCGCGACAGCAAGACCGGCGAAGTGCTGGAAGGCTATCCCGACATCAACAACCACCATATCGACGCGGTGCGGTATGCGATGGAGAGCACGGCAGGCAAGGCCGGAGACACGGCAGCAAAGCCGTATAAGAGCATTTTGACGCAAGGGTGGTGAATATCATCAAGTATTATCAAGACCTTTTAGAGGTGGGCGAGGACGAGCGCCAGCGGATGAATTTTGTGCTGAGCGCAATCCACGAGTATAAAAGCAGTGACGGATACCGCCTTGCACAGGATGCGCGGATGTACTACACCGGCGAGAACCCGACAATCAACCGGTATGAGAAAATCGTCTATGACTTCAAGGGCCTGGCGCACAGGGATATGTACACCGCGAACCACAAGATTGCAAGCAAGTTCTTCGGGCGCGTGGTAGATCAAGAGGTTTCGTACCTGTTGGGCAATGGCGTCACATTCGGGAACGAAAAAACAAAAGACCAGCTGTGCCCTTGCTTTGACGAGGATATGCAGGACGCAGCACGAGAGGCTTTAATTAGCGGCCAATCGTTTGTTTTTTGGAATCTTGACCACACACAGGTTTTTACCGCTGAGGAATTTGCACCGCTGTACGATGAGGAAAACGGCGCACTTATGGCGGGCATCCGCTTTTGGCAGATTGACGAAAGCAAGCCGCTACGTGCTGTGCTGTATGAGGTGGATGGATACACGCAGTACATCAAGCGCAAAGACGGCGAAATGCAAGTGCAGCAGCCGAAGCGCCCGTACAAGCTCAAAGAGCGCCACAGTGAGGCGGACGGCACGGAAATCTATGCGGGCGAAAATTACCCATCTTTCCCGGTCGTGCCACTGCGGAACGGGAAAAAGGCGCAGAGCGAGATGCAGGGCCGCCGGAACACGATTGATGCGCTTGACCTTGCAAGCAGCAACATGGTAAACAACGTCGATGAGGGGAACCTGATTTACTGGGTGCTCACCAACTGCGGCGGCATGGACGAGCTGGACGACGCACAATTTATCGAGCGCCTGAAAACCACGCATGTGGCCCACGCAGACGGCGACGAGGGCGCAAAGGCCACGCCGCAAAGCATTGAGGCCCCTTATGCTGGCACACAGCAAACAATTGACATGCTGACAAAGCGCCTTTATGACGACTTCCAGGCGTTCGACAGTTCGGCCGTGTCTGCCGGAAACCAAACCGCGACTGCGATTAAAGCGAGTTATGTCCCGCTTGACCTCAAAACAGATAAGTTTGAGGCGTATGTGACGCGCTGTATCAAGGGCATTCTGGCGGTAGCCGGAATCGACGATGAGCCGACATATACACGCAACAAAATCATTAACGCACAAGAGGAAATGCAGACGCTGATCCTTGGTGCACAGTACTATGATGATGAGTACATCACCAAAAAGGCGCTGACACTGCTGGGCGATGCAGACCAGTATGAAGAGCTGATGCGCCGAAAAGCGGCAGAAGAAATTGACCGAAGTATTACCACGCAAGAGGGGCTGAACGGCAATGCCGAAACCTGATTATGCGCACAAGTGGACGGACAAGCAACTGGCGGCGCTGGAAAAGCGCATTGCGGCAGAGTTTAAGCAGGCGGCCGAAGAGCTGACGGACACTGTAAACGCATATTTTGAGACGTTTAAAAAGCGTGACGCAGAAATGGCCGCAAAGGCCGAAGCTGGCGAGATCACAGAGCAGGCTTATAAGCAATGGCGGCTTGCGCAAATCGGGCGCGGGAAGCGGTTTGAAGCCCTGCGCGACAAAGTAGCAGAGCGCTACACCAACGCCCACGAAGTGGCTATTGCATACATCAACGACACAACGCCAGGAATTTACACGTTAAACCGCAACTATTCCGCATACACGATTGAGCAAATCAGCGACAAGGCAGACTTTACGCTGTGGGACGAGCAGACGGTGCGGCGGCTTATCGATGAGCAGCCGGGGCTTATGCCGTACTACCCGCCAAAGCGGGCGCTGAAAAGAGGCATTGACCTCGACTATGGCAAAAAGCAGATTACAGCCAGTATAACAAGCAGCATTTTGCAGGGCAAAGGGATTGATAAAATCTCGAGCGACCTGCAGAACCGGATGCAGGGCATGAGCCTTGCCTCTGCTATCCGCACAGCCCGCACGGCCACCACAGCGGCACAGAATGCGGGCAGGATGGACAGCTACCACGCCGCCGAAGGGATGGGCATCAAGCTGAAAAAGGAATGGCTGGCCACCCTTGACGGGCGCACACGGCATGCACATGCAATGCTGGACGGCCAGACGGCGGAAACAGACAAGCCTTTTCACGTTGACGGCTACGAGATCATGTACCCCGGTGACACAAGCGCACCGGGATATCTTGTGTATAACTGCCGCTGTACGCTTATTGCGGCACTTGACGATGCGCCAAAAGCCCCGAACCCGCTGCGGCGCGCACGTGACCCGGAAACGGGGAAGAGCATACTTGTCTCAGATATGACCTATGCGCAGTGGGTAAGCTGGAAGGCCGGAGCTGCACAGCAAAGGAATGCGGCGGATGATGCGAAAGCATTGAAATTTCTCCATGCAGACGCACGAGATAACTTGAATGCAATCGTAAAAAGAAGTACAATAAAGCTAGAAAACGGCTTTGCATGCTTCCCCGATAATGACCCTCTTAACAAGTACGTGCAAAATGTAAAGCCGCTGAAAACCTACTTTGATGTAGCCATGCACGGCTCACCGACAGCGGTTGCATTCGGAACGGCCGAGACAAATATGTCTCCGCATCTGCTTGCATCAATTATCCGTCACAGCGACGGATGGAACGGGCAGAAAATACGGCTTTTGTCGTGCAGCACGGGCAAACAAGAAGGTGACAATTATTGCTTTGCTGAAGAGCTTGCAAACGCTCTGGGCGTTGAGGTGAAAGCGCCAAATGACTTGCTTTATATTTACCCATCAGGGCGGATAGCGGTTGGGCCAACGGGCAAGGGCAAAATCATTTCGTTCCTTCCAAATCAGAGGGAAAGGAGAAGGTAACAGATGCTTTTTGGATTTTTCAAAGGGCTCCCGCACACAGGGAGTAACGAAGATTTTTCTGCGTACAGGGCTTACAAAAATTCCATCCACAAAGAGGATGTAATTGCACACATTGAGACACTCGAAGCTGGGCTGACATCTGAGCCTTCGATTGAACTTTTTACAAAGGAAAAAATTCGTGCAGGTGTTTTTGAAGATGGAGATTTTGTGTTCCCGTATGAATTCCTGCACTACTACAAAAACTACGACATTGGCATTCCATACGAGTATGAAGAATACTTGAAAAGCATCGGCGTTGGGCAAGATAAGTGATTTTGCCCCGCAGTGTCCGGATGCTGGCACGCTATTATGAACCGCTATCAGCCGATGGCGGTTTTTTTATGCCTGTTTTTAGGAGGTGCGTAAAGGGAAACGAAATGAAAGTGATACTTGACGATCACAGCGCCGAAGTACTGTCCGCGCTTGATGCAGCCATTGCACGCGGCCTTGAAAAATGCGGGCTTGTGGGTGAGGGGTACGCTAAAAAGCTGTGCCCCGTTGATACCGGCAACCTGCGCAACAGCATCACGCACACAGTGACAAACAGCGGAGAACGCGCCGCCTATGTTGGCACAGACAGCGAGTATGCCATTTATGTCGAGATGGGCACGGGCAAGTATGTGACAGGCGGTAGACCCACCCCGTGGGTTTACAAGGACGCACAAGGCAATTGGCACATGACGCACGGTCAACGCGCACAGCCGTATATCAAGCCCGCAGTGGCAGATCACGCGCAGCAATATCAAAAAATTATCAAAAGTGAGCTGGAGGATAAATAATCCTTCGGCTCTTTTTATTGGGGGTAAATCAAATGAAAAAGATTATTCACATCGCAATCACGATTATGACTGTAGCGCTGCTTTTGTGCGGCTGTTCTGAAGCCGACAAAGCAAATGCCAATATTTCCAAACAGGCCGATTACTTTGGGAGCGAGCGCAAGATTACCGTATACAACGCCAGGACAGACAAGGTCATTATGGAAGCAGAGGGGTATATGTCTATCTCCAACAATTCCAGTAATGAGCTTGTCTGCACTGTGAAAATCGGCCCGGACACCTACCGCAAAAATTATATCTACCTGAACGACTACACCATGTATGTGGTGGAGGACATTACTGGCACCCATACCGACCCGTATCACTATAAACTCTATTTCCACACGAACATCCTTCCCGACGTGGAAGTAAAACCGTAAAAAACAAGTTTTCCTAGCATCTACCGCACTTGCGGCAGGTGCTATTTTTATACGTAAAAACGGCGAAGAACTGCCGTTTTTTATAGATTGCGAATGCCGAAGGACCGGCACCGAAGAAAAGGAGCAAAAGATGGCAATTACTCGTAAACTGCTTAAAGGTATGGGGCTGACCGACGAGCAGCAGGACACTATCATTGAAGCCCACACCGATACCGTGAACGGCCTGAAAGCGGACGTTGAACGCTATAAAGCCGACGCGGAGAAGCTGCCTGACGTCCAAAAGGAACTGGACGAGATCAAGGGCAAGGGTGAAGGCGGCTATAAAGAGAAGTACGAGGCCGAACATAAAGCCTTTGAGACTTACAAGAAGGCCGTTGACACTGAAAAGGCAACCGCAGCCAAAGAAAAGGCAGTGGAAGCCGTGCTGAAGAAAATTGGTGTATCCGAAAAGCGCTTGCAGAGCGTGGCGAAGCTGGCAAAGGCTGACGGCCTGCTTGATGCGCTGGAGCTGGATGAGGACGGAGCTGTAAAAGATGCCGACAAGCTGGAAAAGAGCCTGAAGGACGGTTACAGCGAGTACATCACCACCACCAGCACAAAGGGAGCTGACACAGCCACCCCGCCTGCCAACAGCGGCGGCGCAAAGCTGACGATGGCCGACATCTACAAAAAGGACGAAAAGGGGCGCTATGTCATGGATTATGAGGCGCGTCTGAAGGCCATTGAGGAAAACCTGAACAACCAGAACACATGAAAGGAGCCATGTAATGGCAGCAACTAAAGTTGAAACCTTGACCACCCCCCGCGACAGTCTGCCCAATGTCTACACCAGCGTGACTGCGCGGGAACTGGACTTTGTGACCCGCTTTGCCGACAACTGGACCGCACTGCGGGAAATCTACGGCATCATGCGGCCCATCCGCAAGCAGGCGGGCACCTCGCTGGTGTCTTACACCGCTAGCGTTGCGCTGGAGAGCGGCGAAGTGCCCGCAGGTGCTGTAATCCCTTACAGCAAGGCCACCATCACACAGGCTGCGAAGGATGACATCACCCTGCAAAAGTATGCTAAGGCCGTGCCCATCGAGGACGTGGACAAGTACGGCGCAACAATCGCCGTGCAGAAGTCCGACGACGCTTTCCTGACCAAGCTGCAAAACGAGGTGATGAGCAAATTTTACACCTTCCTGAACACCGGCAGCCTGACCGGCGAGGCCGCTTCGTGGCAAGCTGCTCTGGCTAAGGCACAGGGCGAGGTACTTAACAAGTTCGCCACCATCCAGAAGGACGTGACCGAAGTTGTCGGCTTTGCTAACATCCTGGACGCTTACGACTATCTGGGCAGTGCGCAGGTTACCGTGCAGAACGCTTTCGGACTGACCTACATTAAGAACTTTATGGGTTATTCCACCCTGTTCCTGCTGCCCGCAACTCAGATTGCGCGGAACAAGGTCATTGCCACCCCTGTGGAAAACATTGACCTGTACTATGTTGACCCCTCTAGCGAGTTCTCCAGCCTGGGCCTGACTTACACCGTGAGCGGTGAAACTCCCCTGATCGGCTTCCACGCTCAGGGCAACTACGGCACTGCTGTGGGCGAGAGCTTCGCGGTCATGGGCATGGCTCTGTGGGCCGAGTATCTGGACGGCATCGCGGTCATCACTGTCAAGCCCGCCGCTCAGGCCGCCGTGAACACTAAGGGCTGATAAAAGGAGGGCAGCGCGATGCTTGAGGAGCTGATGCGAGAGTGCAGAAATTGGTTTGTGGTGCCGGGAGGCGTACATTTAGGCCATTTTTCCGTCGAAAAAGGCCGCATTTCGCTGCCTTTTCTTAAATCTGGCCAGTATTTTTGGATCGCTGGCAGTGTGTTTAACGATGGGCTTTATCAGTATGGCAGCTGTGTGCTGCAAGATGAGGAGTTCACCGGCGCGGTGTGGGCGCTTGCCGTCCCGGCCGAGTTTGTAAAGCTGGCCGAAGATGTGCAGGCGTGGCGCGACACGAGCGAAAAGGTGGCTCAAAGCCCATACCAAAGCGAAAGTTTTGGCGGGTACAGCTACACCAAAGCGAGCGGTAGCACAGCGCAAGGCGGCTCTGCATTAAGCTGGCAAAGCGTCTTTGCCCTGCGCCTGAAGAAGTGGAGGAAGCTATGAGTTTGCTTGACGATTTTGCGCGAGACTGCACACTGCTGGACAAAACGCGCCAGCCGGACGGCGAAGGCGGCTATACAATCGCATGGACTGACGGGGCAACGTTTAAAAACTATTTTGCGCTTGATACGAGTATGCAGGCCCGCGCCGCTGAAAAGCAGGGCGTGACAAGCGTATACTCCGGCCTTGTAGACAAAGATGTGCCCATCGAGTACGGCGACTTTTACCGCGATAACAGCACCGGCACCACATACCGAGTGACCAGCGACCCGGAAGAGAAAAAGGCCCCTGAGAGTGCATCCGCCAGTCTGCGGCGGCTGAAGTTCTTCACGGCCGAGCGAAAGGATTTACCGCAATGACAAAAGGTGCAGCTCTACAGGCTTTTTTCTCCCGATTTATGGACGCATACGCCAGCAACGCGGTACCGGAGGATGTCACTTTCCCTTACTTGACATATGACGCGGTTTTTGACGCATGGGGCGGCAGCCCTGTTTCAATGACCGTAAATATGTGGTTTTACACCACCGGCGAGGCCGTCCCAAACGCCAAAGTGCAAGAGCTTTCGGAGGCTTTGGGCATCGGTGGTGCCACTATCCAGTGCGACGATGGTTACATCTGGCTTTTACGCGGCTCCCCCTGGTGCCAGTCGCTGGCAGACGACACAGACCGAAACATTAAACGGCGGCACATAAATGTAACCGCCGATTTTTTATGCCCAAATTGAGGTGATTAAATGGGTAAATTTACCGTAATCCCGCAGGATACCTTCGAGGGATTGCAGCTGGATGCGGGCGTACTCCTTAAAAATTTTACACCCGCCACACCCGCTGCGCCCGCTGACGAGGACATCATCTGCGCAACCACAGGCGGCATCAACGCCACTTGTGTGCCCACATACAGCGACCTGGGCGAGGACGTGGACAACTGCCCGGTCAACATGAAAGAGCTGAAGCATCTGGACAGCTGGGAGTGCAAGATGTCTTTTACCAGCCTGGGCCTGAGCGCGAATGCTATCAAGCTGGCTCTGGGTGCTGCTGACATCAGCGCCACCACCGCCAGCAAGAATGACATCGTGACACCCCGCCGCGACCTGAAACAGACTGACTTTACAGACCTGTGGTGGGTAGGCGACCGCGCAGACGGCGGCTGTGTGGCCATCCAGATCAAAAATGCACTGTCCACCGGCGGCTTTAGCCTGCAAACGACAAAAAACGGCAAGGGCCAGCTGTCTGTTGAGCTGACCGGCCACGTCTCCATTGACGCGCAGGACACCATGCCGATGGTTTTTTACAGTCTTGATGCAAGTGAGTAAGTAAGGAGTAGCTATGAGGATTTTTTCGCAGCTGGGCACGGACGAGGCGCTGGACGTGGCGCTGGAGATCACGGAGCCTGTAACCAACATCGTGCAGGACGAGGCGCTTGTGGCCGAGCTGAAAAAGGTGCTGCCCGCCGGGACACGCAGCGAGGCGGAAGTAATGCGCTTTGGGCTGGCCAAAATCGCCGCGCTTATGCCGATTTTGCTCAAGGCCCATCGCGCAGACGTGTACGCCATCCTGTCGCCTTTTAACGGCCTGACGGCGGAAGAAACCGGCAAGCAAAACATCATCACCACCTGCAACCAGGTGCGCAAGCTGCTGCAAGATAAGGATTTTATGGATTTTTTCGCGTCGTTGCGCAATGCGGAGGCGCAGAGCGAGTAATCCCGGCCCTTACAAAGCTGCCGAAACTGAGGGCACATGCCCTTGTGTCGGCGCTGCCGCATGTGATAAAGGCAGACATGGATGAAATACTCTTCCGCGTCTACATCACGGACACGGCTTTGAGCTTTATCACCGCCATGCAGCAGGGCGGTGAACGTCCCGCCCGCTACTATGATATGATTCACCCCGCTCCGGAAGAAACCCGCACAGCGGATGAAATCATCGAAAATATGCGCAAAAAACTGCGTGATGCAGGGGAAAAGGGGTGAGAAATTGGACGTATTTAATCTGTGCGCAAAGATTTCGCTGGACGCGAGTGAGTACGAGAGCCAGCTGAAAAAGGCAAAGACAAACACAAAAAGCGTTGTAAGCGACCTGCAAAATAGTTACACAAAAGGCTTTGAAAAAGTAGCCGGAACGCTGGCAAAAGTCGGCACTGCAATTGCAGGGCTGGGAACTGCCGTTGGTGGCTATGCTATCAAAGTAGGCGGCGACTTTGAGGCTGGGATGTCGAAGGTACAGGCCATCTCCGGCGCTACCGGCGAGGATATGGAGAAGCTGTCCGAGTTGGCGAAGCAGATGGGCAAAACTACAAAATTCAGCGCATCGGAAGCTGCCGAAGGATATCAGTACATGGCTATGGCAGGCTGGAAAACAGAGGATATGCTTGCAGGCTTGCCGGGCATCATGAATCTGGCGGCGGCGTCCGGTGAATCGCTTGCAACAACATCCGACATTGTCACCGACGTGCTAACCGCAATGGGGAAAAGTGCCGGTGATGCGGGCACTTTTGCAAACGTCCTTGCGTCTGCGTCCAGCAACTCGAATACCAACGTAAGCATGATGGGCGAAACTTTTAAGTACGTCGCGCCACTCGCTGGCGCATTGGGCTTTAATATTGAGGACTTGTCGCAGGCAATTGGCCTGATGGCGAATAGTGGCATCAAGGCATCACAGGCCGGTACAAGTTTGCGGAGCATTTTAACTCGCATGGCATCGCCTACAGATGAAGTCGAAGCCGCAATGGCAAAATACGGAATCACAATTGCTGACAGTGACGGGAAGATGCGCAGCTTGTCTGACATCATGCAAAATCTGCGCGAATCGCTTGGCGGGCTATCCGAACAGGAGCAGACGGCGGCGGCGTCTGCAATCGGTGGGCAGGAAGCAATGTCTGGCCTGCTGGCTATCGTGAATGCATCGCAAGAGGACTACGACAAGCTCGCCGGGGCTATCGCAAACTCTACCGATGCAGCCGAAAACATGGCGAACACGATGCAAGACAACTTGCAGGGCAAGCTCGTCATTCTCAAATCGGCACTAGAAGGCGTTGGCATTTCGATTTATGAAAAGTTCGAGGAACCGCTTAAAAATGCCGTTGACAAAGTGACAGAAGCAGTGAGCAACTTTGATGTTGATGCGGCGATTGAGAAAATTCAGCGCGTACTGGAAATCCTGCAAGCAATTGCTCCTGTGGTTGTGGGCATTGTAAGTGCTCTGGCAACTCTGTATGCATACTTCAAGGTGCTGAAAGTGATTGCAAAGGTAAAGGGCGTTATTGCTGCCGTCGAAAAGGCGGGCGGCGTTGTAGCGGCTCTCGGAGGTCCTGTTGGCCTTGTCATCGCGGCAATTGTCGCAGTAATTGCAGCGCTTGCTACACTTTATGCAACAAATGAGAAATTTCGTGATTTTGTGAACAATATGGTCTCGCAAATTTGGGAAAAGGTGCAGGGCGTTGTGGACGCTGTACAGCCGTATTTGCAGGACGCGATGGAATTTATCAAAAACGCGATTTCGGACGTGGTGGAGAACGCCAAACCGGCGGTTGAGGCAATCGGGAACGCGTTTGAAAGCGCATGGAGCCTGATTCAGACGATTTGGAGCGGCGTTGAGCCGTTTTTCACCGGGCTGTTTAACGTGATTGGCGTTTTGGTGCAAACCGTTGTCGGTGTGATTGGGGCACAGTTCCAGCTTGCATGGACTTTTGTTTCTGTAATTTGGAGCGTTGCAACGTCTTTCTTCTCAACGATCTGGAATACCATCGCGGGAATTTTCGCCGTTGTTGAGGCCGTATTGTCTGGCGACTTCCAGGGCGCTTGGGATGCAATCATGGGCATTTTTGCCACATGGAAAGACTTCTTTATGGGTCTCTGGCAAGATATTTGTGACGTTTTCGCGGGCGTTTTTGATTTCTTCACTTCGGTTGGCGGCGACATCGTGCAGGGCATTAAAGACGGCATTTCCGCCGCTTGGGATGGCCTGAAAAAATTCGTCAGTGGCCTATGGGACGGCCTGAAAAAGATTTTTACCATCAAAAAGAGCGACATCAAAGTCGAAGGCGGCGCAGATGGCAGCCACGCGGGCGGCCTTGACTACGTGCCGTATAACAACTACGTCGCCAACCTGCACCGGGGCGAAATGGTGCTGACGGCACAAGAGGCTGAAAACTACCGGCGCGGCGCTTTCGGCAGTGGCGGCTTTACCGTGCAACAGACAATCTATGCGGCAAAGCAAAGCCCCGTTGAGCTGGCGGCTTCCACCGCTGCTGCTTTCCAGAGAGCGAGGTGGGCGCTGGCATGAGCTTTTTGAGCAAAACTTTTCGGTACGTCAACGCGCTTGGGCAAGAGATTGTCTTTGACTATGAGCACGGCTATCTTATCAGCTTGCCTTCCGGCGTGGACACCCTCTCCGTCAACGTCAACACGGCGCAGGGCATCGGTCAAGTCGGCGCAACGGTCCAAAGCAAGAGCATTCAGCCGCGCCCTATCACGATCAACGGCAAGGTGGTGGGCGACAACGCGCAGGAGCTTAAAGACGTGCTTATGACGGTGATTCGCCCGGATTTGTCCGGTACGCTTTACGCCGGGGATTGGCATATCGCGGTGGCCGTTACGGCTTCTCCCGCGATTGGGGCAGCCCCTTTTGGCGCACCGTTTCAGATCGGCCTCACCGCCCCCTATCCGTACTGGGGTAGCGCGGAGAGCAAAAGCAGCCAGCTACGCGGCATCGAAAAGAAGTTTAGGTTCCCATGGAACATGAGCAAAAAATATCAGTTCGGCGCGATTATGGTGCTGCAGTATATCGTGCTGCAAAATTTTGGGCAGTTTGACGTGCCTTACACGCTGACGATCACCTGCCTGGGTGAGACTGCTAAAAATGTGGGCGTTGAGAACATGGAGACGGGCGAGTTTTTGCGGCTGGAGAAAACGCTGGTTAAGGATGAGCGTGTGACAATCGAAGTTACACACGACCGTACTTATGTGACCTCTAGCGTAGACGGCGACTGCCGGGGCGCGCTGACGCTTGAGAGCGACCTCTTCCGGATTCACACCGGTGGAAATGCGTGGAAGCCTACAGCCGATGCAGGTCTTGCAAATGTCGAAATGGCTGTGGAGTTTGCCGAAGAAAGCGCGGGTGTAACGGTGGTATGAGAATTGAAATCTTTGAGCCGGATTTGAGCAACCGGCACGAAATCACCCACGCAATCAGCGTCCAATTTAGCGTCAAATATAACGATGTGGGAAAATTTACCATCGTGCTGCCGATGGACGCATACAACATCTCCATTGCAAAAAACGACGCCATCGTGTATCTTGTAGAGCGAAAACTGGCATTTGAAGTGGCCGAAGTGCAGTTTGATGACGAAAATAATCAAATCACACTCAACGGCTTTACGCTCAACAACCGGCTGAACCGGCGTGTGGCTGCAACGGCGTGCAATGTGACAAATGTCGAAAAAGACATTTACGCGGCTGTAAAGGCAAATCTGCGAGGGTTGCCCATCCTTCTCGCTGCCGAAAAGGGGCTGACGGAGACCACCAGCGCAACGACAATTTACGGTGAAGAGCTGCTTGCGGCTGTGCAAAAAATTCTGTCCGACGCGGATTTAGGCCAGCGGGCGGTTTTTGACTACAAGGCAAAGACCATCACGTGGGAAATCTACAAGGGTGGTGACCGCACCAGCGGGCTGAAAGCGGTCTCTTTTGTCGCAGAGCGTGGCACGGCTGCGCAGCTGGTGATTGACCAGGACGTGAGCAGCTACAAAAACGTGTGCTACTGCACGGCGCAGTATGCGGACGGGAGCAAATGCATTGCAACGGCCGGGCAAGAAACCGGAGAAAACCGGCGCGAGCTGTGGGCCGAGTTTAGCGGCGATCCGCAGGGTAAAACTGAGTCCAATAGTGACTTCGCCCGCCGGGTGCAAACGTATGCCGCTTTACAGTTGGGCAGCCACCGGAACAGGCAAAGCTTTAACCTGAGCGCAGATGCAAGCGAGCTGGGCGTGGCGTATGATATCGGAGACCTTGTGTGGTGCGTTTCGCAACGGCACAGGGTCAAATTCAAGGCGAGGATCACCGGAATGACCTATGCGCAAGACCAGCAAAGCACGTCGATTGGGCTTACAATCGGCGACCCAATTTTAACGGTAATGGGGTGATAAATTGGCCGAAATCAAAAATTTCCCGAACAACTCGGACGAGTACATCGGGGCTGAATACGTAATGAAGTGGCTGCACGGGCGCACCAGCGGCGTTTTTGGCGCGGAAAATAACCTCGCGGTGACACTGGACAGCGGCATGACCGTGAAAGTATCCGACGGCGTGGGCTGGCTGTCCAACAGCGAGGGGGACGGCAGCGTATTCTGGAACGACAACAAGAACACCACCGGCTCAGAGCTGAAGCTCACTGCCACAATCGCGAATGCGGTGAATCCGCGCATTGACCGCGTTGTGGTGACGTGGGACACGGTAGACTATGCCGCAAAGCCGCGCATTGAGCTGCTGCAAGGCACCCCGGCGGCGTCTCCGGCAGCGCCTACACTTACAAACAACACGCTGAAACGCCAGATTTCACTGGCGCAGATTTACGTTGCGGCGGCTGCAAGCAAGCTCACCAGTGCCAACATCACCGACGAGCGGCTTGACAAGTCCGTGTGCGGCATCGTGACTGACTGGGTGACGGTGGACACCACCACCATGAACCAGCAGTTCACGGAATATTTGACGGCAATTCGAAAAGAATTGAGCGACTTAAACGCCGGTACGGCCACAATGCTGAAAGCCACATACGACCCGAAAGGGCGCGGACAAGACGTGTTTGCGTATGCTGATTCGCAAGGCGTGCACCTGTATCAGCACACCAAAGTCGGCACCGCCCACAAGCTGACCGGCAGCGGCGCAAGCGGCCGCGTCAAACTGACCGCCAACGTGGCGGCGGGCGACACAGTGCAGGTGAACGGCAAAACCGTGCCCGCCTATGTGGGCGCGGAAACCTTTGCCGATGCGCTGGCCGGTGAATCCGTCACGGGCCGGTGGCTGACCTTTACGCAGGACGGTACGCAGATAAATTTTAATGGTGGCGGGGGCCTGTCGAATACCAAGCTCGCCCTCGCCACTGCCGACACCGGAGACGTGATTTCTGGCAAAAAGTTTTATTCTGGAGACAAAACGCTTAAAACCGGTGAAATCCTGCCACGCAACACCGTCGGGCAAAACGGTACCGTAGGAATCAGTCGGTATTTTCCCGAGGTTGCCGTATCCAAAGCGAATAGCAACAACACGCAAACAAACAACAACCTTGATGGGGTTTCTCGCTTGTGCTTGCAGCCCCCTGCTGGATTTTACGATGGGAACAGCTATGTGGGCGAGACTTTTGCCAAAGTGGCCAGCGCAATCGGCCTGACAGCGGGCAAGCTTTGTGTCGGGAACACGGTGCTGGGCGTAAATGGGGCCGGTGTGACGAAAGCGGTTTGGAATGGATCTATTCCAAACGACACCTCGACGCATAGTCTGGCTACCACTCCCGCCGCTGGTACTCTGCTTTTCTTCTTCGCGGGCAACGCCGATCACGATATGCAAATCAAATCAATTATCATTGGTAGTAAGGTGGTGGCAACGCCAGGGAGAAACAACTTATACGTTGCTACGTTCACTGTGAGTGCGAACCAAAACATTTATATGCAATGGGATAGCAACTTCGGCGGTGGCAGACCGTCTGGGCATGGCGTTATCTGCTATGTGTAAAAGAGGTGGGAACACATGATTGAGTTACCTGTAACCCTTACATCAACCGGCGGCGCAGTGAGCTTTGCGTCCCCGGTGACGCTGGGCTACACCAAAAACAAGGGCGTGTACCGCTTGCTTATCACTGCCGAAGGCGAGTGGCAGGGCCTGACAATCCGGTGCTTTTGGCACCTGCCCGGCGGCACTGACCCCGCAAGCAGTCTCGTGCAAGACGGATTTGTGGACGTGCCCGCGAGCGTGACGGCACAGCCCGGCACCGGATGCATCACCTTTGAGGGCAGTGACGGCGAAAAGACCGTGACAAGCGCTGACTTGCGGTACAAAGTGGGCAGCAACTCCGGCACAGAGGACGGCACCATGCCTGAGCCGGGTACTCCTGCGTGGGAGCAGCTGGTGAGCGAGACAAAGGCCAATGCTGACGCGGCAGAACGGGCAAAAAATGATGCGCAAGCGGCCGCCGAGGGCGTGAAAACCGCCGCTGCCAAAGCGGACGAAGCCGCACAGAAAGCAGAGGGAGCTGCGCAGAGAGCAGAGGCCGCGCAGAAAGCAACAGAACAGGCCGAAGCCGCTGCGGCTGAATCCATTGCCGGGGCTAAGAAGGAAGCACTAAGCGCCATCAGCACGGGCGAGCAGGGCGCTTTGGGCGCAGTGCAGCAGGCTCAGACAACTGCGACGGAAGCCGTGCAGGCCGCTCAGACAGCGGCAGAATCAGCCGTGAACGCGGCGAAAACCAACGCTGTACAAGAGGTGGAAGCAGCCGCGAAGCCTGCGCAGACCGCTGCTGCCAAAGCAGAGGAAGCTGCCGAACTTTCCACTCAGGCGGGCATTGCGGCAAGTAACGCCGCCGACGATGCAAAACGGTCGGCGGGTATCGCAACGGGCGCGGCGGGTGACAGCGCGCTGAACGCAGAAAATGCGCAGAAAAGTGCACTGAGCGCACAGCAGAGTGCAGAGAATGCCGCCGAAAGCCAGAGTGCGGCAGCAGCAAGCGCGGACGCTGCGGCGAAATCCGCACAGGAAGCACTAGAAAGTAAAACAGCGGCGGCAACCAGCGAGGGAAACGCTGCGGAAAGTGCGAAAAAGGCAAAGGATATTGCCGACAGTCTGCATATAGATTACACGACAGCAGTAAATGATATTGCTGCGCTGAAAACCAACAAGGCAGACAAGACAGAGCTAGAAACCGTGAAACAGCAGGTGGCTAACATCACGCCCGATGACAGCACCGTTGGCGAAAAGCCGTGGAGCAGCAAGCACATCATTGATATGCTTTGCCCACCGCTGGAAGCAAGTGGCAACCCTGTTGTGTGCTACCCTGTGGCGGGATATCCGCTGGGGGTAAAGGCCAGCTGGGAGCCGGTGCAGGAAGGCAGCGGAACACCCAGCCCCGAAAACATCCGCCCCATCAAGGGACGTAACAGCGTGACGATTACCCGGCAGGAGGATAATCAAGTGATTACGCTCACCCTGCCTGAAACCGTGTATGGCGGCGAGGTGGACGCGGTGAGCGGTGGAGGGCATAGAACGTGGGAAACGGTAACGCTGGATGGCACGGAAAACTGGGAAGAAGCGACAAGTGTGCGAATTCCGTATTTTAGAGCCAATATTTTGCATTTGGGCGCGGTTACATTAGCCTCTTTGGCGGCTAAATGCACAGCATTTCCGCTTGCGAATATTAGCGGAGATAATAACAACAATGGTTTTAACGGATGGAATGCTACTCTATACATTCGCTGGGCTTCGCTGAGCACGGTAGATGCGTTAAAATCTTATCTTTCCGCCCAGTGCGCCGCAGGAACACCTGTGCAAGTCTGCTACAAGCCGGCAGAGCCTGTGCCATTCACCGCGACAGGCGCACAGCCGTTGCCCGCGCTTGCAGGGGCGAACACCGTGCTGACCGATGCCGACAGCGCGACTGTGACGGGGCGCGCAGACCCCATTAAGCGGATTGCCGATTTAGAAAATAAGGAGTGAGAAAAATGACGTATGAGCAAAAACAAGAGGCGATTAAAGCGCTAGTGTACGGAGGCACGCAAGAGGCAGCAGCCGATGCAGCTGGTGTCCCTGTCGCCGCGCTGGCTGAAATCACGCAGGCGGAAATCGACGAGGTGCGGGCCGATCTGAAAGAAATGGGGTGGCTGGATTGAGCGTCATGGAAGGCGTTGACGTCTCCAAGTATCAGGGCACCATCGACTGGAACAAGGTGAAGGCATCTGGCATGGGCTTTGCTATGGTGCGGCAGGGCTGGATTAACTCGGACGGAAGCATTACTGAGGATCCTTTTTACCGCCAAAACATGCGCGGTGCACATGCTGCGGGCCTGCATACCGGTGTATATCTGTACAGCTACTGCACGAGCGCAAGCGCCATGCGAGCGGCGGCAAGCGCCTGTGTGGCCATGTTGGACGGCTTTGTGTGCGATATGCCTATCGCCCTTGACTTTGAGCACGCGACGCTTTACAAAAAGTTTTCGCGGGCTGTGAACGCGAGCCTCTGCGCGGCGTTTTTGAGCCGCATTGAGGAGCTGGGGCGCTACTGCATCATGTACACCTACAAGTCTTTCGCTGCGGCCTATCTTGACATGGCCGCGTTGAGCCGCTATGACTTTTGGCTGGCCCACTACACCGCCCGCACGGACTACACTGGCCCCTATGGGATGTGGCAGTATACCAGCAGCGGAAGCGTCCCTGGCATTTCCGGGCGCGTGGACTGTAACCACGCTTACAAGGACTATCCGGCGATCATCACCGGCGAAAAGAAGGAGGATACACCCATGAGCGATCTTCTGAAAGTTGGCCCGGTATCGGGCGGCGACCGCAAGACCCTGGCAGCCCTGGCCGACAGCCTAGGCCTGCCCCACGAGGACGCGGGCGACTATCTCATCATCGGCCCCGCCAGCGCAGGCGACCGGAAGGCCATCGCCGCAAAGGCCGCCGCTCTGGCGGTGGGCTGCGTGGAGTATACCGCGCCCGAACCGGAACCTGAACCCGAGCCGGAACCCACGCCTGCCCCCACTCCGGCCCCGGACAGCGGCAAAGACGACACCGCCGAGCAGCTGGGCCGCATTGAAGCCAAGCTGGACAAGCTGCTCGGTCTGGTGAACCCCGCACTGCTGGAGGGCTGATATGCAAGAATGGACGGTGGTTGGCGTTGTTGTTGTGCTTGTAGGGCTGATCGGCTCTGTGAGCGGCCCGCTCATCAAGCTCAACGGCAACATTACAAAACTGACAGTTGCAGTGGACAACTTCCAGCGAGCGTTGGACAAGCTGGAAGGTGAAAACCGCGAAAGTCACAAAATTTTTTACAAACGGCTGGACTGCCACGACAAGGAGCTGGCCCAGCATGAGCAGCGTCTTAAAGCGCTGGAGGAGGAATAATTATGGATATTTCGTTCATTTCCGAGTACATGGTGCCTGTCATCGTGGGCATCTGCCTGTGCGTGGGCTATGTGACCAAAAAGTGGTTGAAGGATGTTGATAACAAGTACATTCCCACTATGTGCGCTGTTCTGGGCGTGATTCTGGCCGTGTGGACGCACTGGCCTGCTGTGGACGCTGGTGTGATTTTGTCGGGCCTTGCATCTGGTCTTGCGTCCACCGGTCTGCACCAGGTGTTTAAGCAGCTGCTTGGCGGGGAGTGAGCCATGGGCAGCAAATTCGATTTCTGCATGGGCCGGGGCGAGTATGACAACCTTTGCTTTTTGCTCACAGATGATGAGCATGCGGTGCTTGATATGCGCCGAAGAGGACGCAGGAACGCTGAAATTGCAGCCGAATTAAATGTCAGCGAGCGCACAGTGAAGCGCTACGCTAGATCAATCCACGACAAAATGAACAGATAAAGAAGAAGCCCGGCGGGAGTGTTTCCCGTCGGGCTTCTTTTTTTTGCTTCCGGCATAACCGATGCAAAAAAATTGCGCATGTTACAAATACTGCAAGTGTTTCAATCCACAGCGGCCGGATGCTGGCCCCCGCGCCACACAAGCGTCCATGTGTGGGGACAACTTTATTATAGCCCGCGTGGGGTGGCTTGTCAATATTCTGGGTGCTCGCGGCCATAGGCCACGCCCTTGTCGTAAACTTTTTTAATCAATGCGGCGATCTCGCCCAGCTGCATTGCGCTGTAGCGGTCAAACATCCCCGCGTCGAGGATATTTTGAAAGATCGCCTCACACGTGCTGGGGTACTGCCGCCAGCCGCTGATCTCCTTCGCCTGCTCGAGTTTGAGCACGCGCCGCCGCTCTTCGGCGCTCAGCCCGCCGGGGCCGTATGCTTCGGCGGTAAAAGCATCTTTCGCCGTCAGCTTCCGGCGGTTGTCCACGAGCGGCTCGTCATCGTCAATAAACCAGTCACGGCCGACCCGCCGTGCGGTTTTAAAGCCGCCCCTGTACGCCTTCTGGCGCACGGTGGCAAGTGCGCGGCCGTGGCGCTTGGCGTACTCTGCCAAAGTAATGTCCATGCTTTTTCCTCCTTCTTTGGGGTAACCCATGAGCGCCCACCCTTTCGGGTGGCCGGGCTTGCACCGGCGGCGCTTTCGCGTCGGCCTTGCGGGCTTTAGTCTTTCCAACCCCACAGGTCAAGCCAGTTTGAGGGGCAGTAGACGCGGTAAGTGTGGGTGCTGTCGCACGGGCTGTATTCCTTCGTCGCGATAACCGTTCCCGGCCCCGCGTCA